GCCATCTTGTCCGCAAGTATTCCATGGGCATGGCGAAAAAGATCGGCGAGGATTACGCCTCAATGGTTGTTAATGAGCAAACAAAAATCCAAACGCCTGACAAGGCCGTTGAGAAATTTTTGGTCGGCGATGAGGATAACAGCGGCGGCGTTTTGAAAGACGTTAATTTTTGGAAAAATCTGAACGATTACTGCGAAAGAATGTACGGATATGCTGGTGCAATTGCCGGTATTGTTGGGTTGGATAAATCCAGCGTTGATGCAAATGGCGAGCTAAAAGGCGGAAAATATACGATTCGTTTTTGCACGTCTGAACACATCATCCCGATTTCATGGGATGGCAACGATGTGTCCGAGGCCGCATTTTTTACTGTTAAATCCGTCAAGGGTAGCACGTATGTTGTTTTGGAGGTCCACACAAAGGACGAGGCCAAAGAGGGCGCTTATGTTGTGCAAACAAAGGTGTACTTGGTGCAAAATAATGAGCTGGTTGATACTGGCCTGCCAATTTTGGAAAAGTTTAATCTGGCTGAAGAGTTAAAGTTTGATTTCAAAACGTTTGATGTCTGTTCGTCCAACATTGCAAACAACTTTGTTGAGGGCTTTCCTTTGGGCGTGCCTGCCATTGCCAACGCCATTGATGAAATTAAATCTTGCGACATTTACTTTGACAACTTCGCACAGGATGGTGCATTGGGCAAAAAGAGGGTGTTTATTTCTGAGGAATACGTTGAAACAGAAACAATTAAGGATTCAAGCGGCAACGCAATAAAGGTTCCCGTCAATCCCGAATACAGCCAATCGCCTTTTTATGTTTTGAAAAAGGACAATTTGTTAAACGGTGGCACACCTGCCATTTATCAGGAATTTAACCCCGTGTTGCGTGTTCAAGAAAACAAAGAGGGCTTGCAACAGGCTCTTAACATGCTTTCTTTGAAAGTCGGCCTCGGCAATCAGTTTTATGTGTTCCAAAACACAGGCTATGTGACGGCAACGCAGGTGCGTGTTTCAAACATGCCTTTGACATACAACATCAACAAACAGCGCACACCATACTGGCGGTTTATTGAAAACATGTGCCGTTCCTTGATTAAACTGGCCAACACGCAGGGCGCAGGCTTGAAAGAGGATGCAGAATTAACAGTTACATGGGATGATTCGTTGCTTAAAGACCCAGAGGTTGAAAAGACCGCCGACATGCAAGCGGTGTCACAAGGCATTATGACCGCATGGGAATTCCGTGTCAAATGGATGGGCGACACAGAGGATGAGGCCAAAAAGATTTTGGAAGAGGAAAAGAAAAACAACCCCGTTATTGATGACATGTTTAATTCAGGGAATTTTGGGAATGAATAATGCTTACACCGCAATACTTGGCAGACATACCCGAATCGGTTGTCAAGATTTACTTAGATCTTGAAAGCGACATTATGATTGACATTGCTCGCCGCATCAAAAAGACGGGCAAAATAACAGACACAGCAATTTGGCAGGCAAAAAAATTAGAGGAATTGGGCGCAAGCAGGGAATACATCGCCAAGCGTATCGCCGTTGCTTTGAAAATGTCAGAAAAGGAAGTGTTGCGCATTTTTAATGAGGCCTGCTATAAATCCCTCAAAAAGGATGAGCTTATTTACATGCGAGCCAAAGAACGGGGCTTGTTGCCAAACGCAATACCTTTGAAATCGGCACAGGGAATAAAAAGCGTGCTTGCGTTGGGGGCCATCCGAACACAAAACACAATGAAAAATCTAACCGAAAGCCTTGGGCGTGTGGCCACAGGCGATTTGGCCATGTATCTTGACCGCTCTTATTTGCAAGTTGCATCTGGGGCATTTGATTATAAAACGGCCATTTCAAACAGCGTTAAGGCACTGGCCCGTCATGGAATAAACACAATTGACTATGCGAGCGGATCAAGAATTTCCATTGAGGCAGGCGTTCGGCGTGCCGTTTTAACTGGCGTGAATAAAACCGCAGGCGAAATGTCGCTTGAATATGCGGACGAATGCGAAAACGATCTTGTGATTACAAGCCAGCACATCGGCGCACGGCCCGAACACGCATTATGGCAAGGCAAGGTGTTTTCATTGTCTGGCAAAAGCAACAAATACCCAGAATTTAGATCAAGCACGGGTTATGGAACAGCGGCAGGCCTTTGTGGTGTCAACTGCCGGCATTCATTTTCGCCATACTTTCCCGGCATGTCATTAAAACCAGATGAGCGCATAAGCCTGACAGAAAACCGCAGACAATACGAATTAGAGCAAGAGCAAAGGTTTAATGAGCGGCGCATTCGCTATTTCAAACGGGAGGCGTTGGTTTATGAGGCTGGCGGTGTTGATTCAACAAAATCAAAGGAAAAGGTGGCATACTGGCAAGCCCAACAAAGAGAGTTAATTAAGGCTAACCCATCATTGCATCGTGATTATTTCCGTGAAAAAGTGGAATAACCAATAAAAAAATCTGTTGACATAATCAAAAAATACTCTTATGCTTAAAATTAGTCTAGCACTGGGACTTATAAAATTGGTGTAATGTTAGATGTCGGAGTGAACCGACGTTTAAACGAAATCAAACATTAAACAAGGAGAATAAAAATGGATTTTTTAAAGGATATATTTGGGGACAAGGCAATCACGTTTGACGAATTTTCAAAGGGTGTTGAATCCAAGAAAATTAAGTTGGCGGATTTATCCGGTGGCGCTTATGTGTCAAAGGAAAAGTTGGATGCTAAAATTGAAGAGCTAAAAACTGTTCAAGCCAGCTTGGCCGAAAAAGATGCCGCACTTAAAAAATGGGACGGTGTTGATTTGGAAAAGCTGAAAGCGGAAAACGAGGAAAAAACGGCCGAGTTGAATAAGCAGCTTTGCGCACTTAAAAAACAAAATGCCGTTGACACCAGCTTATTGGCCGAGAACATTCAGGATCTGAAAGCGATAAAGGCTTACATTGATTTTGAAACGGTCAAAGTCGCCGATGATGGCTCTGTGACTGGATTAAAGGAACAGGTCGAAAAATTAAAATCCGAAAAGGCATTTTTATTCAAAGTTCAACAAAACGGTCAAGAAGATGCTCAGCCTCAACGAAAAGTGACGACTGGCGTTCCTCTTGATAACCAACCGGGAACAGTGACCCCATCCCTTCAGGATGTCGTTGCTCAAAAGTTGGGTTACAAAAAATAGCCAAATGAAAGGACATTAAAATGGCATTAACATTAGCTGATATTAAACCGTTGTCCCAGGACAAATTAACGCAATTCGTTATTGACGAATTCCGCAAATCGCCACTCTTGGGATTGTTGCCTTTTGACAACACGGTGAAACCTCAAGGCGGTACAACCTTAGCATACGTGTATAACCGTGTGACCACACAACCAACTGCGGCCGCTCGTGCTATTAACTCCGAATACACAGCTCAGGAAACCAAAACAACCGCTTACACAGTTGCTTTAAAAATCTTCGGTGGATCTTTCGAGATTGACCGTGTTTTGGCAACCGATGAAAACGGTCAAGTTGTTGACAACGTGACGTTCCAACTTCAACAAAAAGTCAAAGCCACAGAGGCCTTGTTCAATGATTTCTTCATTAACGGGGATTCCTCTCAAAACGCTTTGGCCTTTGACGGTTTGGACAAAGCAGTCAAAGATAGCTCCACAGACGTGGATGTGAACATTGACTTGTCCGATGCTGACAAGGTAAAAGCCAACTGGGCCAAATTGACAGATGCTTTACGTCGGTTCGAGGCCAAATTGGCAGAACGTCCATCCGTGTATCTTGTCAACCGTGAAATGTATGGCGTGTTCCAATCCGTGGCCGATTTCGCCAATGGATTCACTGCCACAAAAGATGAATTTGGCCGTGAAGTATTAAAATACGGCAACGCTCAAATCATCGAAATGGGCGACAAGCCAGGAACAACCAACCCAATCATTGCGACAGGTTCTGACGGCAAAACCGCCATCTATGCCGCTTATTTGGGCATGGACGGTGTCCATGGTGTTGCTCCAACTGGCGCAGGCGTTGTGAACACCTATTTGCCTGATATGTCGGCTCCTGGTGCCGTCAAGAAAGGCGAAGTCGAAATGGTAGCCGCTGTGGCCGTTAAAGCTACACGTGCCGCTGGTGTTTTGCGTGGAATTAAAATCGCTTCACCAAAAGCTAGTTCTTAATTAACAAGAACACCCAGTGGGGGTCAATAAAAGGCCCCCACGTCATTTAAAAGGAGATTTATAGATGGCAAATTTAGTAAGCAAAAGAGATTATGTGGATTGTTACGGCGGAATTGAAATTAGCGACAACGCCGAATTTGAAAAGTTGTCATCTAGGGCAGAGGGGATTATTGATGCCTTTGTCCAATCAGAGGTTTTAAACTGGAAATACCCAGAATACTTGAAATTAAAAGAGGACGGAAACGAATCGATCAAAAAGGCGATTTGTCAAGAAATTGAGGTGCTTTATCAGTCAAATGGAATGCAAGCAGTGACTGGTGGCGCAGATGCAGGATTGATGGAATTGTTTGGCGGTGTGCCTTTGGCAAAAACAGCCAAAAACGGAATTTTACAACTTTTAGCGGAAAACAATATATGGTATAAGGGGGCTTAAAAATGCCTTTAAGCACAAAATATAGTGGAAACCCATTTATTAGCAGACGTGAACGGCAAGCGTCTGTTGTTTTGTATAACCAAAAAAAGGCCGAGGTCGAAAAAGAAACGGCTTATAACACCAAAACATTGTCGGGCGTAAAGTATGAAATATCAGAGGCAAATGGGT